TTCGTTTAGCGGCACGAGAATTGAATAATCTAACTCAATACCGTAATCATCTTCTTTGATTACATTAGACCAAAAATCAGCAACTCTATCAGCAGGTCCATCAACCCACAATCTACATTCAGCCCAGTTAGGCATAATACTCACCATTTTTCCTTAATTTTTTACAGTTTCAACCTTTCGGTATCATCAGGCAGAACTCACATTCCACTACTGTATTTCCCACTATTACTCTTCTATTTCCCAAGAACTTTCACCTTTTCCTCCTAAAATCGCTTCCGTTTCCCAAATCGTTTCCCACATTTATCATTATACACATCTTTCTTCCAAATGTAAATGATTTCCTGCTTATTTTTTTAGAAGTTTAAAATTTAAGGGGTCAGATTTTCAACATTTTTTACTCATCTAACCCCTCTTCAAGGGACTAATCTACAAAGCGCCACATTGCAGGCTTAATAACTTTGTATAACGGTTCAGAAGGATAGAGACCAAAATAGCGGTATCTATAGATTTTTTCTAAAATCATTTCAACATTTTTAGAAGCATCTTCAATAAACTCATTTTCCCAGCAACTATCCCAAAGATGCCATCCTTCTTTAGTAGTAGGCACTTTGACTGGAATGTTTAGCGTAGCAGCATAAATCAATCCTTGCCAAACACGGTCTATCTCACTATCTCTGTATCCGTATCTATCGCAAATCTTATCCCAGGAAGCAACCAAACTTTCAAGAATTAATGCTTCTCTTTGCGCTTGCTTCTCTAACTCTTTCTTTTCTTTTTTACTCAACATTTTTTTATCCTTTCAAAATGCCCCGCTTGCGCAGGGCATTTCTTTATTTATTTCTCACCAAAATCTCTACTGCCTTCTTCGCTTCAAATCCATTTTCAGTTCTCTTGCGTCTTCCAGCAGTATAAGTGTATTCCCATTTTAGGGGGCTATAATCATCAAAAAATCCATCTCCACTATCTTGATTACAGTACCACACGCTTGCTTGCTTAAATCCTATAACAAAGGATAGCATTGACTTATGTACGCTATCGTCCATTGGGTTATCGTAATCAGCGTAGCAATTCCTGTAAGGTGGGTCCAGGAAAACAAATGTATTAGTATCATCTAAAATCGATGAGGTACAAGTGCTCCAGTCCTCGCACAATAAGTCTGCTCGCTGTAATAACTTATGCCATAACATTACATTGTTATAGTCATACACGCTATCCTTTTGATTTAACAATCCAGCAGGTGTTCCGTATTTTCCGTTAGTGTTTTGATTTATCTGCCAGATGCCATTGAAGCCAGTACGCATTAGAAAGTATAGATAGGCTGCTCTTTTAGTAGCATCCCAGTTATCACTATCCCATCCGTGCTGATGCCTAATCTTGTAGTAGTAGGCTTTGCGGTCTTCCTTACTCAAAGGAATGTACTCCGCATCAAACCTGTTCATCAAAATCAGGAAGTAATCAACGTCATTCTTAATTGCATAATAGATGTTAATGATGTCAGAGTTAATGTCATTGATTACAATTCTTTCGGGATTATAACCAGCATTCATCAACCCGCACAACATCGCACCACCACCAAAAAAGGGCTCAACATAAGTACCAATGGTTTTAGGTAGGTATGGTTCGTAATGCTTCCACATCTTGCTCTTACCACCTGCCCATAAGTACAACGGTTTCATTTTCATCATCATCACTCAACACCACTACGGGTGTTCCTTTCTTATTCAGTCCGTCTCTATTGATAGTACAGGGAAAGGATGCTCTCCCTCTGTAGTTCCAACATTCCACGCTTCACGGTTTGTCCCCTACTTACTTCTTCAATCAATTCCTTCCGCTACGTCAGGCATCCCATCTGTAGGTTATCTCTTATCTATCTGTCGCTTTGGCGGTTAGTATCTCGCTGGGTCTTTCAGCGCTTCCTGTCTCGGCTACTGTATCTAAATCTAATGTAAAAGTGTATAATTATAAAGGGGCCTGCGATGGGTCTATTTTGGGTCTAATGGCTACCGCTAACTGGGTTTTGCCGTGCGCCCTATACCTGCCCTGTAATTGCCCTGTAGGTTTTGGGGTGGTGCTCTTGGTTCCCACTTTTCATTTCCCTTTCGTTTCCTACACTATTATTATACCGCAACGCACACGGTTATACCTACCCCGTTTTACTTTTTTTCGGTTTTGTCCACTCGCCACACTCTCTACTAAATTTATAAAAATGACCCGCCAAAAAGGTATATAGTAAAAACTTTTAGAACAATAAAAATAAACGCTGGAAAAAATTTTATATGAGTATGCCCCCATTTTTACATTTAAATAAAGACTATCCATTATTAACATTCAATCAGGAGGTAGATTTAGCCAAGAAGATTGAGCGTAGTGTTGGAAGAAGGAGACAGGATGCTTTTGATACATTAGTTTATAGTAATGTTCGTTTAGTGAAGAAAATATTGAATCATTATAAGTTTTTAAATTTAGATGATGATTTATTTAGTGAAGGTTTGATTGGTTTGTGTATGGCAGTAGAAAAATACGATTATAGGAAAGGAAATAGGTTCAGTACATTTGCGTATTATTGGATTAGACACAAGATGCACAGATTTATGGAACAAAATATAAATATAATTAAAGTTCCTGTTCATATACAAGATACTTTGAAGGCTTATTATTCTACATATGAAAAGTTACTAATAGAAAAAAATGATCATCCGTCAATTGAAGAAATAAGCTGTGAGTGCGGAATAAGTGTTTTCAAGTTAAATAAAGCATTGAAATTTGGAGTTTTCACAGTAAATAGTTTATGTTCTACTGATAACAAGGAAGAATTTGAAATAGAGGATAAAAATATGGATTTGCAAGATGTTGAGTTCCGTGTAAGTTTAGAAGAAATTATTGGCGATCTTAATGAGAATGAAGTTAAGGTATTAGATTCTTTTTTAAATAATGAAGAAGTTGATTTAGAAGAATTAAATATGACAAAGAAGCAATATGAAGAATTAAAAGAAAGACTTAAAAATATTCTTATTGATAAACTATGGGGAAAATGATATGAATGAATTAGAAATTGAAAATAGTGTTGTAGCTAAATATGTTGAGGGATTAAGTGCAACACAGATAAGTAAGAGTTTAGGAATTCCAGTAGCAGAAGTTAAAAAGATATTAGATAAGCTTCAAAAAAATACTGGAGAAAAATTGGCAGCTGTTAATGATTTTATGATGGAGCAAGATTTAGATAGTAGTTTAGCTGAATTGATACACGAAAATACAAAGGCAATGAAAACTATATCAAGGCAATCACAAGATCAGGATTATATAGCAGCACAAACATCAGCATCATTAGGACAATTATATGAGAAAATTGGAAACTTCACTGTTCGACTTCTCGAGGCAGCAAGTTACGCAAAGACAAGAGAAAGTAAGTAATATTGGCTCTTTTTTGGATTATTTAAAAGAAACATTGCCATCAGGTTGGGATAGTAGTCCAAAGCATATTAGATTAATTTGCGAGTATTTAGATAAGGTAGAAAAAGGAGAAATAGATAGATTAGCTATTCATATGCCTCCTCGCCACGGTAAAACTGAAACTATAACTGTTAGATATTCTGCTTATTGTATTGAGAAAAGACCACAGCATAATGTTCTTGTTACTGGTTATAATGAAAGAATTGCTCGTAGATTTAGTAGAAAAGCAAGAACTATTGTAAGAGGTAGAAAGCCATTAAATAAAGATAATTCTGCTCAAGATGAATGGAGTATGCCTGAAGGTGGTACTTTTATGAGTCGTGGTGTTTCGAGTCCACCAACGGGTGTTGGTTTCAGAACGGTAATTATTGACGATGCAATTAAAAGTAGATCAGAAGCAGAGAGTGAGCATTATAGAGAACGTGCTTGGTTATGGTATCAAGATGATTTATATACAAGATTAGAGCCTGGTGGAAGTATTATTATGGTTTGTACAAGATGGCACGAAGATGATATTGCTGCTCGTGCTGTAGCTTCTGAACCTAACAGATGGACTATATTAAATCTTCCTGCTATTTGTGAAGAAGAGAATGATGTTTTAGGTAGAGAAATTGGTGAAGCATTATGGGAAGATAGATATAGTGTTGAAGATTTACAAAGAATAAAAGGAATTTTGACAACTACTGAAGGTGAATATTCTTGGAATGCTTTATATCAGCAAAGACCAAGTGGAAAAGAAGGTAGTTTCTTTAAGCCTACTAATATAAAGATAAATAATGACAATTTCCTACCTAAAATCGTTAGAAAAGTAAGAGCTTGGGATTTAGCTGCATCTGAAAGAAAAGGTGACTATACTGTAGGTTTTTTGCTTGGAATTGACAGTGAGAATAATGTTTGGGTTATGGATTGTGTAAGAGGTCAATATGATTCGCACAATAGGGATAAAACTATTCTTCAGACAGCAATTTTAGATGGTAAAGAAACACCTATTATTATTCCTCAAGATCCAGGTCAAGCAGGTTTATCTCAAAAGAAATATTTTTTAAGATTATTATCTGGTTTTGCAGTATTAAGTAAGCCTGTAAGTGGTAGTAAAGAAGTTAGAGCTGCTCCTTTTAGTAGTGCTGTAAATGGAGAAATGGTTAATTTTATTAAATCTACTTGGAATAAAGTAGTAATTGAAGAGTTAAGAAGTTTTCCATCAGGTAAAAATGATGACTGTGTTGATGCTCTTTCTGATGGATACAATTTCTTATTCACAAGAAATAAAACTAATTGGGGCGCAGCATAAGATAGAATATTATAAGTTTAAATAAATAGGAAACAATTATGGGATTATTTGATATTTTTAAAGGTAAAGCATTTCAGAATGGTAATATTTCTGGAAATTTACCTGTACCTATAAACAGTAGAATAAACTATGGTTTTGGTGGTTATGGTTCAGGTGAAATTTTATCTTTTTTACAGAGAAGATTGCCTGGTAGTTTAAGAGATTGGAGTAAAGAAGCTGGTGATCTTGGTTTAAATTCTATTATTTCTATTTCTATGGATTTTTATATTAGAAACTGGACACAAGCTAAATTTAAAGTAAAAAAGCAAATAAATGCTAATGAATTTGAATATATTGACCATCCTATTATTGAATTGTTAAATAATCCTGATAAAAGTGTTACTGGTAGTGTTTTTTGGTCTTATGTTGTTCAAGATTATAAGCTTTTAGGTAATGCATTTGTAAGAAAGATTAGAGTTGGCGGAGAAGTTGTTAGATTACAATATTTGCCAGCTGATATGATGAAGCCATATACAGAAAATAAAAATGATATTAGTTATTGGGTTTATACTGTTGATGGTGAAAGTTTTAGAATTTCAGTAGAAGATATTATTCATTTTAAGTATTTGAGAGATCCTGATAATATCTTTTTAGGTAGAAGTCCAATTACATCAGTTTTGCGTGAGATTGCCACTGATAATGCTGCTTCTTCTACTGCTTTTGGTTTGATGAAGAATAATGCGCTTCCAAGTATTATTTTAGGTCCTGATGCGAGTGATTTTACTGTTGATATTAGTCCAGATGATGCTCGTACTGTAAAGAAGCGTTTAATGCAGGATTTTGTTGGTGATAATGCTGGCGGTGTTGCAGTTATGACAGGAGCTTATAAGTTAGATAGAATTTCTTGGTCTCCTGAAGAAATGGTTTTAGATAAAATTAGAAAGATGCCCGAAGAAAGAATTGTTGCTGCAATGGGCTTAAATGTGATGGTTTTAGGATTAGGATCAGGTTTAGAGCATTCCACATATAGTAATTACGAGAGGGCGCAGCAAGCTGCCTGGGAAGATGGTATGATTCCTCTTCAAAATCAGATAATTGAAGTGTTAAACAACACTTTAATGTATGAATTTTCAGAAACTACATCACAAGATACTTTATGTTTTGATTATAGTAATGTAAAAGCATTAGCAGATGATGTTGTAACACAAAGTTCAAGAGCAGAAAGATTATTTGTTTCTGGTATTTGTACTCGTGCTGAAGCTAAAAGAATTGCTGGTCTTCCTGTATTACCTGAAGATGAAAATGTTTATTTTAATTCACCATATACAGCTACAAATGGTGAAAGAAGTATGCTAACTAATCAAACAGACTATAATAATGTAAATAAAGCATTTGCAAATGAAATAGCTGAAGCAATTTTAAGCGCACCAATAGATAAAAGTATTAAAGCATATCCAACTGATGGTATGAAAACTGCTGCAAGGAGAGCTCTTCAATGGAAAGAAGAAGGATTTGATGGTGGTACAAGAGTTGGTTTAGCTCGTGCAAATCAAATTGTTAATGGTGAAAATTTATCTGATGACACAATAATAAGAATGTATAGTTTTTTTAGCAGACACGAAGTAGATAAAAAAGCAGAAGGATTCAATCAAGGAGAAGAAGGTTTTCCAAGTAATGGAAGAGTAGCCTGGGATCTTTGGGGTGGAGATGCTGGTTTTAGTTTTGCTAAAAAAAATAGAGATAGAATATTAAGAGAAGACGACGAAAATTAGGATTTAATTATGGAAGAACTTGATGAAAAATTAGTATATTTTGGTGATTCTATTAAAGTTGTGGGAAATGTAGTAAAAGGTTATCTTGTTAGATTTGGTAATCCTAAAGATACAGATCTTGAAGGAGATTATTTTACTTCAAAAACTGACTTTGGAAGACCATTATCAGAAGGTAAATCTTTCGCATTAAATCTTTATTATCATCACGGCGCAGATAAAATTATTGGTACTAAAGAAATTGGCACTGGTATTGTAAAAATGGATAATGTTGGTTTGTGGTATGAAGCTCAAATCAATATGAATAATGAATATAATATGATGATTGCTGAACTTGCTAAAAAAGGTAGGTTAGGTTTTTCAAGTGGTGCTGCTGGTCATATGGTAGAAAGAACACAAAAAGGTCTATCACACGAAATTTTAAGATGGAATATTGCTGAAGCTTCTTTAACTCCAAGACCAGCAGAATCAAGAAATATGGCAACTATTAAAAGTTTAAAAGAATATTACAATGAACAGGGTGAATATGTTCCTAAAGATCCATCTGAAAAAAGTGAAGATGAAATGGAAGAGCCTTTAGATTCTGCTAATATTTTTGATGGTATTGAAGAAGATATGTTATTTGATAGTTTAGAATGTTTAAATGAAAGATTAAATGAAGCTATCAAAATGTATTTAGAAGAAAATAATTCTGTAGATTTAGAAAAACTTTTTGAAGATTATAAAATGTATTCTATTTCTACTATAAATAATTTTATGTCAAAAGGTATGGATGTTGAAAAAGAAGTTAAAAACTTGTTGAGTAAGCAACCACATAGACCTAATGATGTTAGAGATGCTGAAAAAACATTGCGAGAGGTAATGTGTTTATCACGCAGCGAGTCTAAAAAGCTCGCAAATGTTCTTTGGAATAATTTGTGCGATGCAAATTTTATCGAAGAAGAAGTTATTGAAACTAAAACTGTTGAAGAACAGGAAAAGTTAGAAGAAAACAATAATATTAAACAAATGCTTCTCAAAAAGGCAATGTTAGATTTAATTGGAGATTAATATGAATATAGAATCACTCGAAGCTAAAAAGAGAGAAAATGCTCTTAAGGCTAAAGAAATTCTTTCTTCTGAAGAGGGAAGTGTTGAAGAAGCACAAAAGTTCCTTTCTGAAAATGAAGAAATTAGCGCAAAAATCAATGTTTTGAAGGCTGCTGATGAGCAAATCCTTCCTGTAATTAATGAGGTAAAGTCTGTGGAAAATACATCTGATATTATTTTACCAATGTCTGCAAGTTCATATAAGAGCTTGCCATTCAGTGGTGATTCTGGCTATGAAAAAGCTAAAATGGGTTATGCATTTGGTATGTTTGCCCTTTCAACTCGTGGTAATAAGAAGGCTATTAAGTGGCTTTCTGAAAACACTTCTTACAAAGCGGTTAATGAGGGTACGAACTCTGCGGGTGGATTTTTAGTACCAGATGAACTTGTTGCTGAATTAATCTTCCTTCGTGAGCAATATGGTGTTGTAAGACAAAATGCTGCAATTAGAACTATGAGTTCTGATACTCTTTGGATTCCAAAGAATTCTGCATCTACAACTGCTTACTGGGTTGGAGAAAGTGTTGCAATTACTCAATCACAACCTACTTTTGATCGTGTGCAAGTTCTTGCAAAGAAACTTGGTATTCTTACTGCTGTAACTTCTGAAGTTAATGAAGACTCTATTATTGAGATCGGAACTGCTTTAGCTCAAGATATGGCCTGGAAATTTGCACAAGAAGAAGATAGAGTTTGTATGATTGGTGCAGCTGCAAACGCAACTGACGGTAATATTGATGGTTTTATCACTGCAAACTTGGCTGTTGCTTCTAACGTAGGTACAGTTGCTGGTGCTACTGGTTCTGCTGCTAACTACAATGCTATTACTCTTGCAAACTTTAGATCAATGGTTGGTAAACTTCCATTGTATGCTGATACTCAAGATGCTAAATGGTATATGTCAAAGGCATTTTTCAATGATGTAGTCTGTAACCGCCTTGATGCACTTTCTGGTAATGCTGCTCTTGACTTGATGAACTTCCAAAATGGTAGACCAACTCTTTATGGTTATCCTATCGTTTTCTCACAACATCTTGCATCAACAGCTGCTGGTACTAACAACGCACCTCTTTGTGCGCTTGCTAACCTCAAGACTGGTACTGTTCTTGGTGACCGCAGAAGTGTTCAAATTAGTGTTTCCGAGCATTATTTATATAACACCGATGAGTTGGCATTTAAAGCCGTCGAAAGATTTGGATTTGTTTGCCACGATCCAGGTTCCTCTACCGCTGCTGGTTCCATCATTGCTCTTAAGAGAACTACATAATCTATTTAGTGTTCTCACTGTAAAATTAAGGACCATATCAAAAGGTATGGTCCTTTTTTATTAGAGTATAATAAAATAGATCAAATTGGAGTAAAATTATGGCTTTGACAAGAACAGAAGCTATTAAAAAGTTAAGTTTATTTTGTAACTCAACAGAATATCCATCTTTAGATAGTGATGAATTAGGACAATTAATAGATGAGCATCAAAGAACAATAACTTGGACTGCAAATACGCTTTACATTATAAATACTGAAATTGAACCAGCAGTTAGAAATGGAAGAAAATACACTTGCGTTGTAGCTGGTACATCAGGTGCTTCTTCTCCTAATTTTCCTGATTTTGGATACACTGGACAACAGTTTTCTGATGGGAATGATATTATTTGGCAAGATACAGGAGCTGCATTTAATGAAATTTATGATGTTAGAGCTGCTATTAGACAAGCATTTATTTTAAAAGCATCTAAAATATCACATTTAATTGATACAGAAGATGGACAAAATAAATTGAAAATGTCTGCATTAAAAGATTCATTCTTAAAAATGGCAGAAAAATATAGACCAATGGATATTTTATAATGGATAAATGTTATAAAGAAGCTTTAGAATTAGCTGCTAACTTCTATCAACTTACAGATACTTGTGAAATTTTTAGATCAAGTGTTGAAAGTGATGGATCTGGTGGTGTTATTAGTAATAGATATTTACAAGCTACAGAAAAATGTAAAGTTTGGAATAATTTATTAAACGAAAGTCAATCTGGTGGTGGTATTAATTCATATACTGAATACAAAATATCATTGAGAAAAAATGCTGATATTCAAGTTGATGATAAAATAAAAATTCTTGGCGATAGTGATTATAGTAGATATTTTGAAGTTGTATCTACTAATTCTGCCAATACTGATTCTATATTTTTAACTGTTGAAGTTAGAGAGAGGTTTGACTGATGAATGTTGATGCAAATGTCATAAATGGGGTAATAGGCAATGCAATACTGGGATTTAGTACAATTATCGTACCAGGAACAATCTTTTTTTTTAACATAAGTAAAAAAATTGATAATGTAGGTAACAATGTAAAAACTGTTAAA